GAGGCCCACAGCGCGTCGAGATGCGGCCACTGGCCGTTCGCGCCCGGATGCTGAAAGCCCATCCAGTCCGACCAGTCGGCGGAATAGGCGATCAGGTTCGAAAGCGTCGAAAGGTTCTTCGTCAGACCTTGCCCGTCGAAGATCGAGCGGACGTCGGAAGCGAGTTGAGCGAGGCCGGCGACGAAGGGGTAGTCCCACACGGCATGGCCCGAGCCGTCCGTCGTTCCCGCTTTCGTCCAGGCGGGGCCGCGGATCGTCTCCAGCCCGCGCAGCTCCGAGCCGAGCAGGAACAGATTGACGCCGCCCGCGACGGTGCAGAGCCATGCGTAATGAAGGATCATCCGCCGATAAGTGTAGTCTGTCGGCGATCCCGAATAGGCGACCGTCAGATTGACGCTATCCGGCGTGAACTCGGCCGTCGTCGCCGCGCCGAGGAACGCGTCGACCGCGCTCGTCGCCGCCGAGCTGACATCGGGCGAATAGTTGATGAGCCCGCGCCAGGGATAGCCTAAGGCGGTCATCAGAATGAAGGGATAGAACACAACCTTGAAGCCGCGCGCCTTAAGGTCGCGGATACAGCGCACGACGCTCTGATCCGACGGCGTGCCGCCATAGACCGCGCCGCCGCCGGGCAGCGTGGGGATCGCGATCAGGCCGCTCGACGATTGCGTCAGGCTCGAAACGCGCCAGGCGTCGGCGACATAGGCGCCGCCGTTCCATTGCTGAAACGTTCCGCCAATGAAATTCGTCGAGGGATAGATTTGGCAGGTCCCGGCGGCGAGCGAATTGGCGAACCACGCGCAGACGACCGAGACGGTCGTGCATTCGGGATGCGCCGTCTGCAACTGGTCGATCGCGTAGGAATAGTCGGTCTTCGCTCCGCCGGGCGCATAGAAGGTGTTGAGGCCCAGCGGCGCGCCGCCCACGGTCGCGCCCTGGTGCGCGACGGTGTCGTAGGTGAATTCGCCGGTCGACGGCAGCAGGTGAACGCCGAGAACGGACGGCATGGGCAAGCCTCCGGTGAGCGGCGGCCACGCGGCTGCGCGAGTGGCGAATAGCGAATAGCGAATGGAAGGCGCCGCCGATGCTCGGCTCGCCATTCGCTACTCGCTATTCGCCACTCGCTCTCCCTTCACGTCCCCGCCAGCCGCCTCAGCCCGAGATGCGCGCCGTGGCGCACCGCTTCGTCGATCGCCTTCATCATCGTCGAGCTGTTGGCCCTCATCCATTGCGCGACGGAGCCGGAGTCGACAGCCGAGACATGAAAATTCGTCGTCGGATGAATATGGACGGCGCCGCCCTGCGCGGCGCTCGTCGCCGGGGCCTCGCTCGACAGCATTTCGCGAAACGCGCCGGCCTCAGCGGCGGGCATGACGAGTTCGTTGTGATGGACCAGCGTCAGCATGTCCTGCGGGACTTGCCACACGCCGACGTCGGCCGAGGCGACCGCGCCGGCCATCCCGGCGACCGTCGCCTGCGCGGCGGTCGCCGGGCCGGCGGCGAACGGCCCCATGATCGGCGCGAGAAAGCCGAACACGCCGGCGAAGGCTTCCGCCGCGGAGGAAAGAATCGAGCGAACGATGGTAGCCGACTGCGTCGCCAGCGACGCCGCTGCGCCCGCCTGCTCGGCGCCGGTGCGAGCCGTCACGCCGGCGGTGGTCGCCATCGTCTTGGCCGCTTCGGTCGCGATCTGCCGCACGACGATTTCCTCGCCCCATTCGATGAATTTGATCAGCAGGTCTTCGAGAACGTTCTTGAACGCGGTATGCCAGCTCTCGGTGCCCGAGAGCAGGCCGTGCAATTGCGAATTGAAGGCTTGCGTGACTGTGCTACCGAACGACTGGTATTCGCGCTCCTGCTCGTCGATCGCATTGCGAACCAGCTCCGTCATCTGGTCCTGATGACGCCGTTCGGCGTCGAGCATTTGATCGTCGACGCGTTGTTTTTGCGTCAGCGACTGATCGCCGAGCCCGGCCTCGCGCTGCAACGCCGAAATCTGTGCGCCGTATTCTTCGTCGAGCGCCTGGCGCGACAGCTCGACCTTCCTCATCTGGGTGATCTGGTGCTGGCGCGCCTCGTCTGCATAGAGCGCGAGCTCTTGCTTGAGGCCGTCTTCGACCGCCTTGATCTGTTCGGAAATCGCCAGTTTCGCGCTTCGGATCGCGTCGGCGGATGTGGCCTCGTCGCTCGTGCGGATCGCCTCGGCGGTCTGCGCATGGGCGGCGGCGAGCGTCTTTTCGAGCGAAGCCGAGGCGTTGAGCGCGGCGTCGAAGGCCTGCAGGCGCGTCGGCGCGAACGCCTCGCCGATCGAAGCGCCGAGCGCGGCGTATTGGCCGTTCAGTTGGGCGAACGGCTCGGAAAGGCTCGCCAGCGCGTCCTTGGCGTCGCCGACGCCGGCGACGAGGTCGCCGACCGACGCGGTGAAGCTGACGGCGATGTTGGCGTCGGTCATGGACTGGCCTCTTGGCGACGCAGGATCAGAGCTTGCCGGCGGGGAAGGCGGCTTTCAGCTCGGCGACCGTCGGCTGACGCGCCGGCGACTTGGCGTCCCGATCGGCGGGGCGATATTTCAGCGCGGCGGCGAGAAGCCAATGCGCGGGCGGGTTGGCGCGCCACTCCGCCTGGAGGGCGAGGAAACGCGGCACGGTCAGTCCATCGAGCGCCTGGTCCCAGGTCCAACCGGTGTTGGCGACGACCTGGGCGATCAGACGGTCGAAATCGACTTTCCCATCTGAGGCGACGCCTCCTGCGTCGCCGGCGATGGATTTGCCGGGTCGTCCTGCGCCGCGCGCAGCCCCGCCGCCTTGGCCAGCGCCGGAAACGCCTGCATCAATTCGCCGACCGAGAACGGCAGGTCGAGAAACTCGTCGTAACTGAGCGTGGGATCGACGAAGGCGATGGCGCGCCACGTCGCCTCGGCGAGCAAATCGAATTGCGCCTCGCCGAGGCGGGCGACGCTCGCGGTCGAGAGTTCCGCGCCGCCGGCCTCGGCGTAGACCTGGAACAGCGCCGGTTGAATCGCCTTGATGGCGCGGAACGGCAGATGCGGCAGCGCCCAGCGGCGCCCGGCGAGCGCGATTGTGAAGGTTTCCTCGCTCACGCGGCGTCTCCGAAGTTGAGCTGGCACACCTGGCCGGCGGCGTTGGCGAAGCAGGCGAAGTCGAGCTCGGGCACCATGAAGTCCTCGAGCTTGGTGCCGAACGCCAGCTTGTCGGCGACGCAGTTGTAGAGCAGCACGGAGAACTGCTTGCCAGTCGTCGGGTCCGAAGCGAAAAGATTGGCCGAGAACGTGATCGACGGGCCGATGAGCGCCGAGGCGACCGCGATGCTCTCGCCGCTGGAAGCAACGGTGTAGGTGTAAGAGATCAGCACCGCCGCGCCGGCGTCGCCGGCGGCGAAAGTGTAGACGCCGGCGGCGACGGAATATTGCCCGGTCGTCGGGCTCGACGCGACTTGCTTCAGCGGCAACGCGCTCGCGGCGTAGACGACGCCCTGGTCGGCGACGAAGGTCGTGTGCAGGCTCGTCGTGTATGCATAAGGCGAGCTCGAAGGCACGCTCGTCGCCTCGCCGAATTGCGTTTGCGTTCCGCCGACGGTCGGCGCGACGCCGAAGAACAGCGAGCCCAGCGCCTGGCCGGAAATGCGCGCGAGTTTGGCCTTGCCGGTCATCTTGCGCGTGCCCGAGCCGATCGCGACGGGAAAGTTGTATTGGCCGTAGAGCGCTTTGGTCGACGTCGCGACGTTGAGCGAGATTTCCTGCGCGAGGCCGAAATTGATCGGCGTCCCGCCTTGCGGCGTGCCGATCAGCACGCCGGAGCCGAATACGAACATGGGGGAGGTCTCCGTTGGGAAGGGAAGGGAAGGGGGTTTTCCGATTGGGCCAAACCGACGCCGTTGTCGCTTCGCTCCGCTCGCGATGACGCTTCTAGACGCGATCGAAAAACTTGGCCGCGCGCCGGCTCGAGGAAGTGGAGATCTGGTGCCGAGTGGAGCGCCTACGGCGCCACCAGCCGCACGCTGACCACCGCCAGCCCGTCGCCGTCGAGATCGCCCGTATCGCGCACTGGCACGCCGACGATCTTGCAGTCATGCACCGCGCCGCCGAGCGTCTGGCGACCGAACGCGGCGTCGGTCAGCGCCGGGGCGAGCGCCGCGTCGATCGCGTCGAGCGCGGCGTTGATCGCGCTCGAGCCGGGGATCGTCGGATCGCGCGCGTCGAAATAGAGGAAGAGCTTGGCCTCCAAGGTGCGTTTGGGCGTCGCCGGCGAAGCCCACTGATAGGTCTCCGGCCCGGTTTCCAATTGGAACAGCGCGGGGCGCAACGCGGCGGGGACTTCGCTCCACAGCTTCATCCGCCGCGAGGCGAGGCTCCAGGGGTAGGCGGCCGAGACGGCGTCGAAGAGGGCGGAGAAGGCGGCTTCGCGGCTCATGCGTCCTCCCAGGCGTCGGTAGGCGTGGCGGCGAGCGCGGCGAGGATTTCGGCGCTCATTTCATCGAGGCTCGATCTGAGATAGGAGCGCTCCGGAATGACCGATCCGGGGTGTTCGACCCTGCGCGCGAAACGCATGGCGCCGCCGACGAGAAAGGCGAGGGCGTTTCCCTTGACGGGCAGGATTTCGTGCGCGCCCGTTTTGCCGCCGTATTCCTGGATCGCCGCGTACTTGACGTCGCCGTACGAGCCGACGGTGGCCGAGACCTCCTCGCCGTCGCTCGAAACTTCCGCGCCGATCGAGGCGGCGAGAGCGCCGGAGCGCGCGTTGAGAACCTCGCCCGCAAGCTTTTCGAATTTCACCTTGTCGGCGAGCGCGCCCGCGAGATCTTGCTCCTTGGCGGCCAGGTCGACGGCGAGCGCGGCGGGGAAGGCGTCGAGCCGCGCTTGCAGCGCCTCGGCGCCGTCGATCGACAGCGCGAGCATCAGACCGCCACCCGCCGATAGGGCTGCAGCAGCGCCAGCACCGGCGCCGAGATCGCCGACACGTCGTAGGCGATCGTCTCCTGCCCGCCGAGCGATTTCGAGCGCAGGCCGATCCGTTCGGCGGCGCGGAACCGCTCGGCGGCGAGTTCGAGGGCGGCCTGCGCGATGTCCTGCGGGACGTAGCCGTAGGAAATCGCCACCATGGCGCCCGCGTCGCCGGCGCTGAACGCATAGGCGCCGCCGGCGACGCAATATTGGCCCGTCGTCGGCGCGGAAGGAACCGCGCTCAGCGCAACGCCCGTGGAGGCGTAGACGACGTTTAAGTTCATCGCCCAGGGTCCGAACGGCGCGAGCGCATTGACGGTCCAGAGCGCTGCGGCGGGAATGAGTTGCTCCTCGCCTTGCACGGCGTAGCCGGCGGCGTATTCGACGACGAGATTCTGTCGACGATGTCGCACATGCCGACCGAAGATATCGAGCGCCTGCTGTCGCCCCGGCGGCGCGTCGTCGTCGTCGGCTCGCAGGAGATAGCCGAGCGTCGGCAGGGCGCCCGCGGACGCCGCGGGCGGGATCGCCTGGCCGTCCAGAGTCACCGACGTCACTTGCAGCACCGGCCAGTGACGCAGAAATAGCCGCTCGCGCTCGCCGTCGATGACCTCGCTGTAAGTTTGCGGCAGCAGGCTCGGTCGGCTCAGCGCGGCGTAAATGGCTCGACTCGCCGCCGTGATCAATGCGGAGAGCGTCACGTCGTTGGGCGAGGCGCCCGCGGGCAGGCCGAGCCAGGCCTTGAGCGCGGCAAGATTGGTGAGATCGAAGGGCGACATGGGCGCTCGGAGGTCGGAGGACGGAGGGCGGAGAACGGAGAACACAGGACGGAGAACAGAGGACGGGGGCATAGGACCGACTCTCGTCCGTCCTATGTCCTCCGTTGTCTGTCATCCGTTGCCGATATTGGTGAGGATGCCGACGCCGAACGGCGCGTAGACGGCCAACACTTCTTCGGCGTAGACGCCGAATTCGCGCCGACGGGTGCGCAGCGGCCAGTCGACGCGATAATAGTCGCGACGGGTGAGGACCTCGGCGACATTGGGCGTCTGGTTGGATTGATACCAAACCGGCAGGCGCTCGCAATACGCCAGGATGGTGCCCGGCGGCAGGTCGGGATGGACCTTGACGGGAATGTCGAAACCGCCGTCGACGCTGAACGGATTGTAGTACCAGCGCACCACGCCGGAAGCCGAGACGCCGTAGGGTCCGCCATTGTCGCTGTCGGCGGCGACGTTGTAGCGGATCAGCGGGCCCGAGGCGTTGGTCAGGCACTTGTTGGTGATGTTCTTCTGCTCCTGCGCGTTGACGTAGAGCACGGTGGGCGAAAGCCGATACGTGTTCCACATCGCGACCAGCATGGCGTCGATCTCGTTGACCGAGCCGCGGCCCGAGGCGGTGAGGAACGTGCCGGTTCCCGCCGTACCCGACGCCAACGCCTGCACGTAGGCGGAGTTGGCCGGGTTGAAGCCGACGGTGAGCAGCCCGTCGAACGCGAGCGTCGCGTTGCGCGAATTGTCGCCGGTGATCGAGCTTGCGGTCTGCTGGCCGGAGGCGAGCGGCGCCGAAAACGTCGCGCTGTTGATGGTGGTGATCGCCTGCAGCGT